ATTATTGCTACAAGACCACAATCTTTAGTGAAAAGAGTGTTGTCTTACGAAGTTTTAAGTAGTACGGAGTGGGGGTTCGACAAAGCCTTTTCTCCAAATGTATTTTTCCCCTTAACAGAAAAAAATGTGCAAGATAAATGGGACGCTTTAGAATTTTATGAAACAGAAATCAAGGAATTCCCATACCCTAGAAGCGAGAAAGGTATTAAAACTTTAGCTTCATATAGAGGTCTTCAGTCTGGTCATGAAAATGCAGAAGCTTATAAGTTAATAAGGGGGACATTGTGAAGGTTTTATGTTGCGCTTACAGAGATTGGGCTAATAAGATTTATGCTCATCTAGAGGACGAATTCTCAGATATAACTTTTATAAAGGTTGACTCTATGGAGTTTGATTACAGCTGCATAGATCAAATAAAACCTGACTTAATACTTTGGTATGGGTGGAGCAGAATCATACCAAATGAAATTTTAAATAAATATTACTCTGTTATGTTGCACCCATCTCCTTTGCCTTTATACAGGGGTGGTAGTCCAATTCAAAATCAAATTATAAATGGGGAAACTGTTAGTGCTGTAACTTTATTTAAAATGGATGAGGGTATAGATACTGGGGATATAATTTACCAGAAGCCTTTTAACTTAGATGGCGACTTAGAGGATATTCTGACTAGAATTACAGATATAGGATGCTACTTAACATGCGAAATGCTAAAAAATTTCCCCAACTTAAATTTAACCAAACAAGATAATTTAAATTCTTCTTTCTTTAAAAGAAGGAACCCTAGTCAGAGCGAAATAACTTTACAAGAATTAAGTTGTTCGAATGCAAAAAACATTTATAATAAGATTAGAGCTTTGCAAGATCCGTATCCTAATGCATTTTTACGTTTCTCAGATGGCTCTAAACTTTTTTTAACAAAATCTCATTATGAAAGATAAAAAAGATATTTGTGTTTTAGTTCAAGCTAGACTTGGTTCTCAAAGAGTTCCTCGTAAAATGATTAGGCCATTTTGCGATACTACTCTGGTAGATGTTCTGTTTAGTAAATTAAAATGTTTAAAATCTCTCCCTCAGAGTAATATTTATTTCTCTGCGTACGAAGACGAGTTGAAAGAAATCGCTAACAATCATGGGGTTAACATTTATCACAGGTCAGAAGCTTCCGCTAAATCTGAAGGTCAACCACTTTCTGAAATTTACGAGTGGTATGACAAGCTTCCATTTAAATATGTAATTTTAATTAGTGCCTGTAACCCCTTGTTGAAAGTCGAGACGATTGATTCCTTCATTAATTCTTTTATAGAATCTGACAAAGAGGGGGCTTTCGCGGTATTCCCTAAGAAAACTTACTATTGGGACGAGCATGGTAACAATCTTACAGATTGGAAAGGTTCTACCATCATGAACACTAAGTTTGTTGACCCTGTTTACGAAGCGGCTCATTGCTTATATGCTTCTAGGATGGATATTATTGGCGATGGCAACTGGATGGATACAAAGTCGCCACCAGAACCTCATCTTGTCGAGATGCAAGAGCTTGAGGCATTTGATATTGATTACGAATGGCAGTTTAAAATTGCAGAGCTTCTATATAAGAACTTATGATTTATTATGTTGATATAGACCATACTATTTTTAACACTCAAGGTATGGATTACGAAAATAGTAAACCAATCATTGACAGGATAGAAAAAATCAACAAACTGTATGATGAAGGTCATACTATTGTATACTGGACAGCTAGAGGATCTGGGTCTGGTAAGGACTGGTCAGAGGTGACTAAAGAACAATTTAAACGTTATGGTGTAAAACATCACACTTTAAAATTCGGCAAACCTGTATATGATCTATTTATAGACGATAAGAATATTAATTCAGAAGCTTATTTTAAATGAAGAAAGTAATTATCACAGGAGTCACAGGTCAAGATGGGAGCTTTATGGCTGACTATCTCTTGAAAAATACAGAGCATCTTATTGTTGCTGGTGTTCGTAGATTGAGCGTCAAGAATCATAAGAATATTGCTCATTTAGTAGGTAATCCGCGCTTCAAGCTTATTGATCTCGACGTTGCAGATCAGGCTAACACAGATATAGTGATAGCGGAGGAGAAGCCAGATTACTTTATTAATTTTGCAGCGAATTCTTTCGTGGGTGTAAGTTGGAAAATGCCAGTTAATCACATGGAAACTAACGCTATGGCAGTTTTGTATCAACTTGAGGCAATACGCAAACATTGTCCCGAATGTCGATACTATAACGCTGGCTCCTCAGAGGAGTTTGGGGACGTTTTGCATTCTCCTCAATCAGAGTCTCACCCTTTGCGCCCAAGAAGCCCTTATGGTGTTTCTAAGGCTAGTGCGAGGCATATGGTAAAAGTATGGAGAGATTCTTACGACCTGTATGCCGTTCAAGGTTGGCTATTCAATCACGAAGGCACTCGTCGAGGAGAAGAATTTGTCACTCGTAAAATTACAAAGAACGTAGCTCGTATTCAAAAAGAATATGCTAGCGGAGAGTTTAAACCTCTAGAATTGGGCAACATAGATGCCATGCGAGACTGGAGTGACGCTGAAGATTTCGTCGAAGGTATTTGGTTGATGCTTAATCAAGAAAAACCTAAAGAATACGTTCTTTGTTCAAATGAGACTCATACTATTCGTGAATTTGTTGAGGAAGCTTTTAATTTTGTTGGCTTTGGTTCTGAGAAGTGCCGTTGGGACGGTCATGGAGTTAATGAAAAATACATACATGAAGATAAAATTTTAATGCAGATTAACCCAGAATTCTATCGACCCGCTGAAGTACACTTGCTTTTAGGAGACTCCTCGTTGGCAAGAAGGGAGCTTAATTGGAGTCCTCAAACTGACTTCCTTGAATTAGTCAGGAAAATGGTTGCAAACGATATTGATCTATGCTAGGATAACTTTATGCCAAGAGGTAAAAAGCAATGCCCTAGCTGCGAAGATTTTGTCGCAACTAGGGCTTCTTGTTGTGGTTGTGGTCACATCTTTACAAAAAAGAAAGTTGGCGAATCTAAAAAGGCAAAACCTAAGACTGCCAAACCTAAGACTATCAAACCCAAGATAAGCAAAATAGACATCTTAGAAAGGCTAGTTGAAGACCCCAAAAATAATAAAAGGTTTTTTTATGCTAGGGAGATGAAGATGCTGAATGATTTAGTGGATCTCTATTCACTTGAATTCATGAATGTGGTCAACCTCGGTAGGAGATTTGAATCCTTAGCTTACTTTAAACATTCAAAAGTTAAGGAGAAGCTTGACAGGAGGTTCAGAGAGTTTAATTATGTGACAGACAAGTCACGATACCCCGAATACAATCTAGGTGAAAAAAGCGGCGAAGATCGATTCGTCAAGAGAAAGAAGAAAACAGTAAAAGACTTTTTAGAAGAAGAATAATATGGCTAATAAAAAAACAGTAGGAACACTCGACTCCAAAAATCTAGTTGGTAATTTTTTGAAGAATAATAAAGAAGACCACTTCAACTATGAAGAACAGGTAAGCTACAGGGTATCAAGTGGGTCTCTGGAGTTCGACCATCATCTTGATGGCGGCTTTGGCCCCGGGCTGCATAGGTTTGTCGGAATGAATGAAGGTGGGAAGACTTCAGCCTCTTTAGAAGTCATGAAGAACTTCTTAAAGATGCCTAAATCAAAAGGGGTTTACTTCAAAGCGGAAGGCAGACTTTCCGACGAAATGATTAAGAGGTGCGGAGTAAAGTTCGTCTTCAATCATGAAGATTGGGAGGAAGGGACATGCTTTGTGTTTGAGTCTAATATTTACGAGACTGTAGTAGATTTAATGCGTCAGCTAGTCTCCTCAAATGAAGAGAAAAATAAATATTGCTTTGTGCTAGACTCTGTTGATGGGTTGATTAAGAAAGCTGATAACGCGAAAACATTTGAAGATGCTGTTCAAGTAGCTGGAGGAGCAAACATCGCTGCTACATTTATGAAGAAAATGTCAATTGCCCTTGGGAAAAGAGGTCACATGGCAATTTTTGTTTCTCAGGTTAGAGCGGATATCAAGCTAGACCCATATTCAAAAGCTCCCGTTCGCCAGACAACTGCGACAGGTGGCAATGCTCTACTTCACTTCGCAAACTGGATCATTGAGTTTGAGCCTCGATTCGGTGGGGATCAGATACTACTTAATCCATCTGTAAAAAAGATGGACCCAAAGACTAATCCAGCTATTGGGCATTATGCTAAAGTCGTTGTAAAAAAATCTCCAAACGAAAAGACTAATACTCGGATATCTTATCCGATCCGTTATGGAAGAACTGGCGGCAATTCAATCTGGGTAGAGAAAGAGGTTGTCGGGACTCTTGAAGCTTGGGAGTTCATTAAAAAGGCTGGAGCTTGGATTTCTATTACAGAAGACTTCAGAGAAGTCCTTTCTGAAGGAGGCTTTGAGCTTCCTGAAAAAGTTCAAGGGGAGAATAAGTTATTCTCTTTGATTGAAGATGACTCAGCTCTCTGCCAATATCTAGTAGCGTACTTTAAGAAAATGTTCAGCGGCCAAGAATGAAATTTTACTCTACAGACGGCAAGTTAAGGAACCTCAAAAACCCCAGAAAATATCACATAGATTGGGAGGCTTCTAGCCGAAGCAAGTTTCAGAAAAACGTAAAAGACTTCCTTTATCCATACTGGAGTACTGATATTGTTTTTGAAGAGTTCAGAGTAGTTGGTAGCCGATTGTCATTAGACTTTTACAATGCTAATAAAAAAATAGCCATTGAAGTTCAGGGCGCTCAACACACGAAATACGTCAAACATTTTCACAAGAACAGATTTAAGTTTTTAGACCAACTGAAAAGAGATCAAAAAAAGCTCGACTTCTGCGAGATGAACGATATAAAACTGGTAGAGATATACCCCAATGACACTGTAGATCAGTCATTTTTTGAAAACCAAGACATTTACTTATGAACCAAGATGAAGAAGCATTCTCAATCCCAAGCGGATTCGTGGAGAAACTATACGAAATTTCTGGAGACTCCGATAAGCATAAGGGCGTAATTATGATTGCGGCTAACGAATCTGGAGATCCAATTATCTATACCAAATTTGATTCTATGATAACCGAATTAGGTTTAACTAAAGCTCTCAGTCAGCACCTTGCTAGATTAGAAAAAGAAAACGAACAGCCTAATGATCTATAGCTACGAATTAGAAAAACAGCTTTTAGCTGGACTACTAAAAGACCCGCCTTCCCTCATTGAGATTTCTAATTTCATTGGCCATAAGGATTTTTATTCTGAAACCTCTTTTTTACATGCGACTATTTTCAGAGTGATTAAGCAGTCTGTTGATGCGGGGGAGGAGCTAGATAATATCATCTTAGCTCAAAGGGTTAATGAAGTTGGACTAAGCTTTGAAGGGAGTGTCAATGCTGCTGATTACATTAAGTCTCTCGCTATGAGATCTGTCCCTTCAGGGAATTTGACTAAAACAGCGAAGGAGCTTAAGAAGTTCTCCATCAGGAGGGAGATCGTAGAGTCTTCAGAGTTGATATCGAAGAAGATGAAGGGGATGGCCCCAGAATCCTCTTACAGAGAGATCGTTGAAACCGCTGATCAGATTTACAATTCCAAGATTAACCTGTTTGATATTGGAAGCGATACTCCCGAAAATATCTATGAAGATATGGAGCATATGATCGAGGAGAGGGGAAACAATCCAATCGAA